CGATGCAATCGGGGACCGTGTCGGCGCAGATTCCGAGCGAGTACGTTGGCAGTATGTACTGCGCAAAAGTGAGCGGCACGATTAAGGCGGGGATGGTGTTGCAGACGCTGACGCAGAACTTTGTGGATGGGGCGGTACAGGAAACGATTACGAAGGACTTGGCGGCAGTCACAGGGCAGACGTTTGTGCGCATTGAGCCAAATAGCATTAAGACCGATGTTGACTTGGAGAACCGCGTGAATTTGCGGTTGTATCAGTCGATTGCGAGTGGCGAAGTGATTGACTTCACCATCCGTGTTGCCGCGCCGCAAGTCGAGGCAGGAGTGACAGCATCGCCATTCATCAGCACGGTATCGGGTGCGGTCAGTGAAGTGCGTGGCAGACCTTCTATTTTGGTCGTGCCGCAGTTGACGAAAGCAGGGACGGTCTATCCACAGTTGCCAACCGTTAGCGGTGCTGACTTCACCTTCACGCGAGCGACCACCGCCACGCGGGTGAATGCGAGTGGCTTGATTGAATCGGTGGCTTCGGGGTTGCTTCGCTTGGATTACCCGATTGGAGGCGGTTGCCCTGCGGCTTTGATTGAGCCAGCGGCGACGAATTTTGCACGTAATGTGCAATTTATGACATCTCAGGACACGTCAGCGGCATCGGGAGGAATGACGATAACAACAGGAAGCACGGATTTTCTTGCTCCTGATGGAACAAGCGGAAGCATAACCAAGTACGTTGGTGGTGCGGCATCTGGGATCTCGCAATATGCATATGACGCAATTGGCTATACTGTTACCTCGGCAGGTCAGCACACGTTTAGTTTATTTGTAAAAGCAGGTTCAAGTAATCCTGCAAATTTTATTCGTTTGCGTTTTGCTGGATGGACAAGCGCAACTGGAACATCCGACACATATTTTAGCCTTGCCAGCGGCACAGCTTTAACAGCAGGTGCAAGTATTCAAAATTATGGTAATGGTTGGTATCGACTTATTTCAGCACCATATACTATTGCATCAGGTGATTTACAAGGTTTGGTAACGATAAGTTTAGCAGAAGCGGACAATGACGTTTCTTGGCCCGCATCAGGCGCACTTAACCTAACCGCATACACTTGGGGCGCACAACTCGAAACAGGCGCAATCCCTACTTCCTACATCCCAACGACAACCGCATCAGCAACCCGCAATGCGGATGTTTGCTCCGTGTCGGGGGTGAGTGGGTATATCGGGCAGACTGAAGGCAGTGTCTATATGGAGGTTGATTTGAGGGATTTAAACACGGGTGTATTTAGAAGACTCATTGCTATATCTGACAATACGTCAAGTAATTTAATGCAAGTAAATGTGCTTAACACAACATCAAGAATACAATTCAACATTACAACGGCAGGGGGGTCTCAGGCTTCTATGCTATCAACATTAGCATATTCAGGTGTCGTAAAAATAGCTTTTGCATATGCCTTAAATGATGTTGTGTTGTATGTCAATGGTGTGCAAATAGATACGGATACAAGCGCAACAATACCTGCTTGTAGCAAAATAAACTTAGGCTCAACCTTTGATGGCGCAAACCAATTAAACAACCGCATCCGCGCCGCCGCCATCTACACCACAAGGCTATCGAATGACCAACTCGAATCAATCACCCGACTAACGTAATGGCTACCTTCCGCAAATATCACTGGAACACAAAAGCCGAATTTGAGGCTTTCTACCAACTATCCCAACCCGATGCCACCTGCGTGGAGTTGGGCGACATCGACAACACCTACTGCGTGGACTTGCTGTGGACAAACGAACCCGATGCAGATTGGGAGCAGTTTGAAACGTGGCCGCCACCCGTAGGCGTACACACCTTCCTTGGCTGGGACGAAACTTACACAAAGGACTATAATGAAAGACTTCCTAAATAGCATCGGCATCAACATCGGCCTAACCATTGCAGGCTTCCTCGGTTCGCTTCTGCTTCTACCCAAGCAACGCAATTGGAAGATGCAGTTGGTCAGCGTGTTCAGCGGCTCGCTATGCGCCACCTACCTCGCGCCTGTGCTGATTGGATTCCTGAACATCAACGCACCAAACATTCAGTACGGCTTGGCATTCTTGGTGGGATTCAGTGGGGTGAAGATTGCCGAGGTGTTGGAGGCCAAAATCATAAAGACCCTGAGCAGTGATAATAACGCGCAACGCGGCTAACATCCACACACTCGCCTACGCGGGTGACGAACTGAACTTACTGCTAATTTCCGACCTTCATTGGGATAACCCGAAGTGCGACCGCGACTTGCTGAAAAGGCACTTGGACGCGGCAAAAGCGAAGGGCGCAGGAATCATCGTAAACGGCGACTTCTTCTGCTTGATGCAAGGCAAAGGTGACCCGCGTAAAAGCAAGGATGACATCAGGCCCGAACACAACAAGGGTAACTATTTGCAAGCCGTGGTCGAGGATGCGGTCGAGTGGTTTAGTCCGTACAAAGACAACCTATTGCTTATTGGCTACGGCAACCACGAAACGATGATCATCAAGCATATGGAGTTTGACCCGCTTCAAATGTTCCAATCCATCTACAATTACAAGAACCAAAGCAACCTGCAGTTGGGCGGATACGGCGGCACGTTGAAGGTGCTGGGGAAAATTCGTAGCGGCTTACATCGCGCCTTCGTCATCCACTACTATCACGGCTCAGGCGGTGGCGGTCCAGTGACCAAGGGTGTAATCCAAGACCAACGCATTATGTCGTTTGTTGAAGGCTACGATATGACGTGGCAAGGTCACGTTCACGAGCTTTACCATCACGTCAATGTGGTTCAGTATTTCAACCGCACCCAAGACATCATCCAGCAGAGGCGTGTACATCAGGTGCGCACATCTACGTACAAGGAAGAGTACAATGCAGGTGAAGGTGGCTTCCACGTTGAGAGGGGAAGACCGCCGAAGCCGATGGGCGGGTATTGGCTGAACCTGCAACAGGAACGCATACGAAAGACGGAGGACAACGGCAAGGAAAAGGACAGGACCGAGTGGGTGGTTAAACTGCATACAACGTAATTACGCGATATGCGACAAATCAAATATCTTGTGGTGCATTGCACAGCCACACCACAAAGCACAACCGTTGAAAGCATCCAACGCTACTGGCGTGAACGGCTTGGCTGGTTGGCCAGTGGATATCACAAAATAATCAAGGCAAATGGGGAAGTTGTCACACTTTCAGCAGATAATGAGATTTGCAATGGGGTGGCTGGCTATAATTCTGCTTCACTTCACGTATCCTATATTGGGGGCATTGATTCGCGTGGCAATCCGTTTGACAACCGAACGCAGGGCCAAAAAGATGCGCTCAGTCAAGTCCTACACGCGTGGCGTGCCAAGTACCCCAACGCCCAGATTCAAGGCCACCGCGACTTCCCACGAGTAAACAAAGCTTGCCCTTCCTTCGATGCTAAAAGCGAGTACGCTCATATTTAGCCTGCTATTGGCTGGATGCTGTCGAAAGGCAGTGGAAGTCCGCACCACTACGGTAGTGCAAAAGGACAGCGTTATGATTGAGGTGCCTCGCTATACCGAACTATTCATCGACAACCCCTGCGATTCTGTGGGCATCCTACGGCAGTTCAGATTAACGGACAGCACGAAATCAGGCGTTTTAAGCGCATCAAATTATCGGGGTGGTATTCGCATACAACTGCGCAGAGATACGGTCATACAACGCATCTCTGAGCGCGACACGGTAACGATTGAGCGCGTGGTGAAAGTCGGGCCTGCAAAGCGCAAGAATCGGATGGCATTTGTGTGGTTCGGAGTGGCACTCGGATTGATTATGAGTATAATTGTTTGGTTAAAATTGAAGTTATGAAACAGGAACAGATTATGGGAATTGTGCGTCATTCATTGAGCGGATTAGGAGGATGGTTGGTGTACAAAGGTTATGTCGATGCCGCTGACGTTGAGGCATTATCGGGTGTCATTTTGACACTCATTGCCACCGTTTGGTCGGTAGTTAGCAAGTAGTTAAACTTCGCTTTTGAGGTGAGCAGGCCGAAAATCAAGGCTTGTCGGGAAGGCTTTTTCTAAACTTTTTTTGGAATGTGCGTTTACACGCTGGAAACGCAGAAAAAAAAATAAAAAAAAGTATACAACCTATATATATATGTATGTATATTTGCATATACCAAAACGGAAAAAACAATGACAACACAAACCCAAAACACCAAGCAAGTAGTCACCATAGAAAAATGGGTTGGCGAAACCCAATCGTGGTACTGGATTGTAGATTGTAACGGAGAGGGCATAGACGGCTTCACTAAAAAGTATCAAGCCCTTGACGCCATCGCAAAATGGGGGATGACCAGAGCAAACAAAGCAATCAAAGTAAGAAAATGAAACCACTAATTGACATCATCGACACAACCAACGAACACAATATTTTACAAACAATGGAATTTCAAAACACTAACCCTCTAAACCCAAACCAAATGACCAACCCAATCTTCAACCTTGTAGGCAACACCTACACTGTGCAAGTCACCGATTCGCTGACGCTGGACATCACGATTGTAATGACACAAAGCGGCGACATCAGCTACACTTTCAAAACACCGAAAGGCTGGGGCGGCCGCCACTACTACAGCCTGTGCAACCAAATTGCTGACGAATTTCAAATTCAGCATCCTGCAATCGACAAAGCCATCAACCTTTACAATTCAACCCTCTAAACCCAAACCAAATGAACATCATCGAATCAACCCCCATCAACCTCGGCAATGACGATTGCGACATCGTGAATGCCTTTATTTACAAGCAGAATGGCACGCTTCACCTGCACATCGATTACCCAACGTCTGACCGCATTACCAATGAGTTCAGGCAGAGCGACATTGACGCGCTGTGGGAGTGCCAATATCCTGAGTGGAATGACCTTATTTTTTCAACTATCTAAACCCAAACCCAATGCAACACGACATCATCGCACAAACCCCCATCACCTTGGATAATGGCAAGGTACTGGATGCCTACGTACACAAGCAACCCAGCGGAATGTACGCGCTTCACGTCAACTACATCTTTGAAGCCAACAGCAATTCAACCCGAACAAAGCAGATTGCCGAAGCAGTGTGGCGCAAGCAACACCGCGACTGGTTCAGGTTCATCCGCTTCCAGCGTTCTTCAACACCACTGCCAATGCCTAAACCAACCAACCAATGAAACACACCTTCACCCTTGACGCGTGGTTTGCGCACATCCGCAAGCAACTGCGCACCACACCAACGCCAACAACTGCGGAAATCAAACAGCCACTGCGCTTCGACTGGGCCCTGTATGGCCGCATCCTTCAAGCTAAACACCTAACCAACTAAACCTCAAAAACAATGATTCAAATCACACCATTTCCCAAATTGCACCTTGCCGCTTCAAACGACAAGATTCGCGAAAACCTAAACTACATTCAGTTCAAGACACTGCCAGCAGGTAACCAAGGCAAGGAAGGTTTGTATATGGCCGCCACTGATGCGCACATATTAGCGTGGACACCTGTGGACTTCTATATCGAAACGACTGACCTGCCCGCTGAATTTTACATCCACAATGTTCAGTTTAAAAAACTGTGCCAAAGCAAGCTTCAATACGTAACCTTTAAGAAAGAATCGCAGGTAGTATTGCTTCACGACAAAAACGGTGACGTGTATGACACGATGTTGTATATGAATGCAGAAGCCTACAATTATGTTCACAGATACCCTGACTATGCCTGCATCATTCCAACGCAGGCAACCGAATTGAACAACGGCCAATTTCACATTGATGCCAAGAGGCTATCAGATGCAATGCAGATTTTCGCAGGTGGTAGTATAACTATGAACTTCCGCACCGATAAACGCGCTTGCGTTATGAATTACAGCGACACCGAAGACAAAGGTGAACTGCAAGTTATTGTAATGCCAATCATTAAATTCTAAACCCCAAACCAATGACAACCCTAATCAACAAACTAACACCACAAGCACGCGCCAAGATGGACGCGATGGATGCTGAACAAAAAGAACGCCTGACGTGGTGGCTATCACGGAGCGAGTACGTTCACGAAACACCGTACTACGCCGTGATTACCATTTGTATGAATTTCGGAATCCACACTGACGATTTTTACAGCCTATTCGAAATATTATGAAAGCCCTGACCTACACCGCATTCCTATTGATGACCTGCTTCATCTGCGCCATCCACACGGACGAAGGATGGTGGTACTTCACCGCCTACGCGCAAACATTCATATTTATATATATATTTGCACGTCTAAACAAACACGATGAAAAACACAACCAAAATCAAAACCACTAAACCGTTAATGCAACTTACTTCCGTCTATTGCGAGGCCGACACCCTCACCCTATGCCGAGCGCGATTTGGCACGATTCGCGCCGCGTTAAACTATGCTGCCAACCAAACACAAACTAAACACTTAAATCAATGACCAACCTTAAATCTATTAACATCAAGGGCAAGCCTTATGTGGAGGTCGTGGAACGAATCAAGTACTTCCGCGAAAACTTCGCCGACCATTGCCTGACCACCGAAGTCGTGCAGCTGACACCCGACTTCTGCGTACTGAACGCACTCATCACCGATCCCAATGGCCGCATCGTCGCCAGCGGCATGGCGCAGGAAGACCGCACCAGTAGCGCGATCAACAAGACGTCGTACGTCGAGAACTGCGAATCCTCCGCGTGGGGCAGAGCGCTTGGCAACTTCGGCATAGGCTTGAAGGATGCCATCGCCACGGCAGATGAGATGCAGTTTGCACTTGCCAAGGAGAACGAACTGGAGAAACTGCGCACTGATTACTGCATTCTAATCGAAGCACTTGACCCTGCCGAGATGGCGCGGTTACTTCCGCAACCACACTGGGATGCGGCAAAATTTGCCAAAGGCATCGAATATGTAAAATCACAACTTAAATCCAACAAGAAATGACACCCATCGAATTTATCTACACCCTTCCCGCCCATCGCCGCACTTCCCTGCGGCAGATGGCGGAGGAACTGAACAAGGCAGGCATCACCACCAAGCGCGGATGCGAGTGGCGAGCATCATCCGTATACCTGCTATTCGGCAGGGACAACAACAAGTACCACTCAACGCCGAAGCTTCCGCAAGCGCACGTGACAAAAGCACTCCGCAATTTGTCACGCGCTGAATCCCTCATCCGTTCATCCCTTCAAATACTCCAAGACACCAATGGCTAACCTGCAACTACCCGCGAATATCAGCAGGGATGACATTCGCAATTTCGTGGACTCAGTGACGTCACAAGTACTGGATGGCAACCTATCACCGCTATCCGTACACGTCCGCTGTAAGGCACTGATAAAGGCATTAGAAGGCATCCTTGACAACACGCAAGACATAGCCATTGACGAAGCCTACCACTACAAAGGCGCGTTCAGCATCGAAGGTGCAAATGTGGTGCTTCGCGAAGGCTACGGAATGCCTGACTTTACGCAGGACGATTTCTGCAACGAGATGAGCGCGAAGTTGAAGGCGAGGCAGGAATTGCTGAAACAGGCGTTTCGAATGAACGGCAAGGCCGTGATAGTTGACCCTGACACTGGCGAGATTGTGCCAGTGCTACCGATGAAACCAAACAAAACCACCTTAACCGTTACCTTCAAATGACACCACAAGCCTACAAACTATGGCTGGCAGGGCTGAGCCTTGCTAACCTTCACGTGGAGCAAGCCAACTGCGAGTTGGTGATGCGCATCGCCATCAACCACACAGTCCGAGATTCAGCCGCAGACAAACTGCGGCTGGTCTTGGAGGAGTTAGATAGCCGCCAAATCAAGAAGTAAATTCACGCCAAATCAAGAAATGACTATGAACGACATCGAATTTGTATTTGAAATTGAAGACGAAGCAGGTAGCTTCGAAGTGCCTATGCACTTTTCCGCACAGGATTGGTTTAATGACGATAGCGGTGACATCCCTGATGTTCACTATACCGACATCGGATTTGACCAGCATCAGAAGACCATCATCCACGACTTGATTAGGATGAAGGGAACTGAACACGATGGCGGCTTGCTGAGTGAAATGCAGAAAGCGGCTGATTGGTGGGAAAGTCACAATGCTTAATTTTACACAACTTAAACCAAACCAAACTATGAGCAATTACCAAAAAAAAGACGGTGACATCAGCGTGTTCACCAACCAGAACCCAACGCCGAATTCACCGCGATGGAAGGGCAACCTGCTACTGAACGGACAAGAATACAGCGTATCGCTGTGGGTCAAGAATGGAGCGAAGGGCGAGTTCCTTGCTGGAAGCGTCCAGCCGAAGCAGGCACCAGTCGCTAACACCTACAACCAATACGACCAAGGCAATGACCCATTTTAACCAGTGTACCAAGATTAGCCTGCAAATTGACGGGCGTGTTTGTTCAACCGAAATGGAAGGAAACGAACATACAGCTACCGAAATCATCGAAGCCTTTATCGGCTTGATGGTGGGGCAAACGTTCACCGAAAAAACCTGCTACAAGGCAATGAACAATATTGCGGAGGAAAGGTATACGGAGGACGATCAGTCCCAAATTTAACCTATATTTGTGACAGAGTTGATGCTGTTTGTAGGAGAACGGTATCAACGGAAGACGAGCCGCGTTCCATTTGGCTTGCCCCGACAGCCTCCTACCTGTCGGGGCTTTTTTTTGCAATAACCTTAAACCAATTTTTATGAAACAAAACCTGATTATCAATCCTGAATTGAATTTAAAAGAGTATCGTTTTCAAGACGAAATAAACCATCACATTGGTCTTGCGCTTCCCGCACTACACCAGAAGTATGGCAAGGCACGACCTTCATCAAAATATGAGGATGGCGTTCTTTCCTACGATATGATTTACAAAATGAAATTTACCATTTCCATCAGGATTTTTAGGAACAAATCTTTACAATATGATGGCCTGACTATTCCTAATAAATCGCTGAACGGTGACAAAACCGAAATAGACAAGATAATGGAAGGCAAAGCGCAAATGTATTTCTATGCTTATATGAATGAACAAGAAACGGAACTGATAAAAATCAGGATGATTGGCGTTCAAAGCATTCGCTTTTTATACGTAATGGATTGCTATACACGGCAATACAATTATGATGACACTGAATTTATAATTTTTTTCTTTGATGACATTGAAAAAAATATGGGGTCAATTTATCAATACAACAAAAAATGAGAAACGGATTTGTATTCTACGAAAGTTTTCACACGGCCATAAGCTACCTGCCGCCTGATGACCAACTGCGGATGTTTCACGCCATTGTCGCCTACGGCATCCACCAACAAGCACCACTTTCAACGCACCTGCTACCCATCTGGGCGTTAATCGTTCCGCAGATTGACGCCAATCAAGAACGCTATTTAAACGGAAAGAAGGGTGGACGAAAACCAGTGGTTTCTAAACCCGAAACCAGTGGTTACGAACCAAATAACCAGTGGTTAGAAACTGAAAAACCTAAAGAGAAAGAAAAAGAGAAAGAGAAAGAAAAAGAGAAAGTTAAAGAGAAAGGGATGGTTATTGAATTTCCTGATTTTAAAACTGAATTGCTTGCAGATGAGATGTTCTGCGAGACGTTTATGATGAGCAAGAACTGCGACAGGAAGGAACTGGAAAAGCAGGTGAACGACTTTGAAACTGACCTGACCTTGAAGGACGTGGAGCATTCCACATTCAGCAAGTACAAACGACACTTTGCCAACTGGGTGGCGTACAAGAACATCACCCAGAAGCCGCATTGGTCGCATACCATCAGCAGCGAAGATAGGTTTTACTTTGACGAACACGGAACACTGCCCGATGGAAGCCTTCCCTACTGAAACGATGCTGATTGCGATGATGTTCGCACAGCCAAACACGATGCCCGAGGCGGCGGCGTGGCTGGAAAACAAACCCGACTTCTTCCAAATACCGAACAACCAGCACCTGTATGAAGTGCTGATGCACCTGCGCAAAGAAGGCAAGGTCATCGACTACATCAGCGTGAGTTTGCTACTAAGCAAGCACATTGCTAACCCGATGGACTACCTGATTAGCCTTGACAGCGCGGTGCTGGGAATGACCGACATCTACACGCCAATGTTGATGGCAACGGAAAGTTACCTACTGCGCAGATTGCACGCCGTGACCAACAAAGCCACCAGCGCGATGATGAACAAAAGCGCACACCCGCTGGAAGTGCTGGATAACCTGACCATTGACGTAGAAGGCATCAACCGTTCAATGCTTGCCAAATCGAACAAGAAGATTGACAAGCTAATGGGTGAACTGCTCAAAGACCTGATTGAACGCAAGGAAGGCCGCAAGAACCTTGGCATCAGCAGTG